GTTCGTTTTGGTCTTTTGTTTCTACCACCATAACCTTTCGCAAGTATTACCTCGCGACGCGTTTTGCGACGGTGACATATGATTGTGTGGTTGGGTGCTGAATAACCGATGATGGCTCTAGTTTGTGAGCCGTAGGGGCGGAATGAGCGCCCAGGCGCGGGCCGGGGGTCCCGCGCCTGGACTTGAACCGGACCGGTACTGAAGAGCCGTGCGGGTCTCTGGGAGCCCTCCGGGTGCCAGGTCCGGTTGTCTTCAATCTCTGTAAGATACGAGATTGGTTGTATGGGTGACAGTGTCGGCCAAGGTCGAGACACCGGTTGAATGAGGGTAGCGAGATCAGAGGTTTCGCGTCTCGACCGTCTACGTTGTGTCATAGTGGCCTTCTGTCACCTAGCACAGTACGTAATAAATGAAACGTACTGTGGTTGTATGTGGGTGCCGAAAAAAAGGGCCCCTGTTGGGGGGCCCTTTTATTTCTATGCTGCCGCGTGATGGTTTGTCAACTCAGGGGATTCCATTTTCCCCGGCGGGGCAGGGGAGGGGGATCATTGGGTGACCCCTCCCCCGCCCCCTGCGCCCGGGCAACGCGACTTTCTAGTGTGCGATCGGAGGGGACTCCGGCGGTCGGCTCGTTGGCCTCCCGGTCTATCTCCTCCTTTGCGGTTTTGACTGCTCGCCGGAATTTCTTCCATTCCTCGAATTGAGCTTCCCGCCATTCGTTGTATTCGCTTAGCTCCGTTTCCCCCATTGTGCCTGGATGGACGTCAGTCGGCGGGTCGAATGAGTATTCATAAGGCGAGGTAGGGTCGAAATCATCGCCGATTTCAAAGTCATCTGCTTCCTCCAGTGTTTCGAGGCCCGCGGCCTCTGCTTCCCGTCTTAACTGCTCGGATCGAATCATCTCCCGGATAGTTTCTTGGATAGTTTTATGTTTCTTATACCCGAGGGGTTTTGCCTTGGGTATTCCGGATACCATTTCACGACCGTCTTTTGTGTGTTTCAGGTCGTGTTTTTTTGGAGCTTTAATGAGTGGAATTTCTTCCACGAAGTTCCGAAGTTTCTCTTTCAGGGTCTGCGCCATTGTTTTCTCCTAGTAGATGAAGGAATGACCCTGAGATGCGACTAACCGTCTTGCTTGGATTGAGTGGTTAGCCATGATCCAGAGTACATCGGTGGAGTTTACAGCGAAAATACGCTCGGTTGGGACACACTCTACGAAATCCTCATTGAGTTCGGGGTCTGACGAAAAGATACGCGCCAGGTGCCAGGTGTTTAGGGTTGAGCTGCGGAACTCCCCGCCAATTGTTGACTCTGTTCTTCGGTATTCGTCATAACGATCCTGGAAACCAAACGTGTCATTAGGGCTTGCGTGAGCGGCGTAGACCTCCTTGTTAAGGATTTCCTGCTGACCGATGTGCTGCAATTCCTGCTGCCAGTAGTCTTCTTTTACTCGCCGGTTCCAGTGTCGGAAGAGACCTTGGCCATAGATTGTTTTAGGGCGGCAGGTAAGGAGGCTGATAATATAGCCGTGTTCTTCGAAGAACTTGCGGTAGCGATTAGATCGCATTCCAGCAATACCGTGCCCGTACATGGATGCGACAGGACCATCAGTACCTTCGGCCGTTTGGAGGACTTCGGAAAATTGAATGACTTCACGACCTCCTCCGAGATATTCAGGGCGCTGTAGACGTGCGTCAGAGGATCGGACGCCGAGATAACGTAGATACTCAGTGTACCTTGAGCCGTATCGCGCGCGGGCTTCTGCATATCGCTGTAACGCCATAGCCTCACGAAGTGCGTTGATAGTAATAGCAGACGCATTACTTAGATCAGCGCGCAGATGAGGGTATGTAACGCCTCCTAGTGTTTGAGCTTCGAGACCATACCGCATTTCGCCGGTGTTGGTAGCGGTGTCGGACGGGTCGTTGAACTGCTGCCAGTGTGCTGCCAAAGCGCGTTGAACGCCGTTGCTGTCAAAGATTGTAGTGGCACCACTTGGAGTAGCTTTATTATCAGTACCTGTTTTCGGACCGAAACCGAGGACAGGAGCCTCACTGCCAAGAGGGATTGTGATGGCGGGTCCTTTTTGTTCCCACGGCCGAGCTGACGTAAAGTAATCCTTTTCCCAGTCAGCGTTTTGCAGAGAAGTATTCGTAGTAGTGTCCGGACCGGAAGTTTCATCGATCACCAAAGGTGTTTGAAGGTCTTGGTCACGATAGAATTCGTTCCAGATCATAGCGTACGCCCGGAACGGAAGAGCAGAGACTTCTAGATTATTAACCCCAGTAGGGACCCCCAGATAGTCAGCAAGAGAACCAATAGCAGCACCGGAACCCCCACCGAGCGTAATAGTAGGAAAGAGAGAGTCATCCAAACCGTCAGGACCGCCAGTAATAAAGTCTTGGAAGTCTTCCCATACAAGTCGATGAGGGACGAACCAGTGATGAATAGCGACACGTACAGGGTGCATGACGGGAGCAAGAAGAGGAGCACAGCGGATAAGAGCCGACGTAGCTTGTTGTACAGTGTCACCGGGTAAAACCTCAGTTAAACCGATTGGAACCAGCTCACCCATGTCGCAGGTCAGAAGCTTCGTGTAAGAAAGATTGAACTTGTTGCGTTTCATAAACTTCCCCGTTTTTTGGAGCGGTTAGCTTTAGCTTCGAGCTGTATATAACGACCTTCGTTTACCGATAGTATAAGCGCCTTATAAGTTTCCGAATAAGTCCCTTTGGGCGCAGTCTTCCTCGCAATCTCTTGCAGAGGGCGCAGTTTCTCCTGTGAAGCTTGGATTGTCGATAGCGGTGCATCGGGTGGCCTTCCGATATGCTTGCGTAACTCGCGGGTTAAGTACCTCCCTAATGGTTTTGCAGACCGGCCGTGGGCCAAAGAGGTGGGAACATCGCTCAGCGTAGAATCTAAATTGTGGCTGAGTAGAGCGGAGGCAACCTCGGGAATGAAGCCAGCACCAATCCCAGGCTTCAGGCTCATCCTCGCAAATTCCGGTTGTCTCCCCTGGCATCGAGGGTCCTCCTTAGAGGTCATTTTCTTGGTGACGTAGCCTGCAATATACGCTGCGCTAGCATCCTCCAACTGCCCCGAATAAACGTGACCTTTACCCCATAGGTCTCTGACGCGGTCACAAATTCGGCAACAATTTCCTCGTCTGTCATGGCGAGTAAGTCCCCGATCACACGGGGGGAAAGCAAAGAGCGCAAGGTGGTAGTGTGGACGTTGGGTGATGTCCCCGTATTCTCCGACATTAAAATACCTCAGTTTCGATGGTTGATAATCGAATCTAAGGCGCTTCATAAAGTCTGTCAATTCCTTTGTATCTAGAGTGGGTAAACCGCCCTCAGTTTTAGGAACAAAATCGTCTGAATAAGTGAGGGTCCAGAAGCTGTTAGTGCTATGTTGAGTGCACTCCAGCATGATGCGGTGGGTCCACATCCGGCGACGGTTGATGCGACAAGGCATACATTGACCACATCCATAGGCGTTCCCACCGCTTGCCATATAGGGATTACGGCAAAGCAACATTACATCCTTGTGCCGATCCGCATAGGACCGGACATCCTTCTGCGAGATTTGAACCGACGACGACGCGGACGAGAAGAGAAGCGACGTTTACGACGGAAGCGCATGTAACATCCTTTCATTGATACCAACGCTGGAAACCAGCGTCCCAGCCCCGCTTCCGGGGGCGGAGCCGTACCTTAATGTACTCCTGTTTGAGGGGAGAGTACACCCATTGCTCGCCGGGGTCAGCGGGGTTACCTGCGGGGGGGTTGCCAGCATGAGTGTCAAGAGTGGGAGCGAGTCTGTTTCGCATGTTCCAGGCGAGCATCCCGATGAGGTCCTCTTCGAGACGGTCTTTGACATCCTTTGACATGACAGGTGCCCAGCCTGTAGGCGTGCGAGCGTAGCCCACATCCGTAATTGCGCCGGGTTCCTGCGAACCCGCCTCGGGAGCTGACATAGTTCGTTGCTGAGGGTTTGACTGAACAAGCGGCGCGTTGCCTTGTCCTTCGATGAGGTACCTTTCCGAAGCAGACGGCATGCCCGGTTGAGGACCTGTCGCGTTGACCTTGGCAATTTGAGACGCGAGTAAATCATTTTCTAAGCCCATGCGACGGACGTTTAGGTCCTGAATCGTCTTAGCATATGCATCGATCTTTTCAGAGTTCGAGCGAGTAGCGTGAACACCGCGGGCAATGTCCTGCCCCGCGGAGGCGAGCCCGGATGCAATAGACGGGCCGCCAACTGAGACGGGTGCGTAGGAGGTGGTTTGCGCGCCCAAGGCGGCGAGAGGATGGATTCCAGCAGCTTTCGCATCAGCAACCTTCCAGCGGATACCTTGTTGAGCGAAATCCTTTTGCATCTGGATATCGCGCTTTTTATCGTTGCTGCCCATTATGCCGCCGAGAATATTAGCCCCGGCGGAGATGATTTCACCGATCATTTGCAGCTTACCTTTGACCAGAAATTGAAGTGCTTCTTGCTTCCAGCTCCTTTGCGAGTGCGTTTAAGCGCGTGCAGCACCTCCTTACGGATTTGACGTCGGGCGCAGATGCCAACGAACTGCGGATCAGAAAAGCGGACAGCCGCTGGCTGTTTTCCTGCAACAACTTTACTAGCGTTGCGCGTGACAGCCCTTGGAGGGGCAGTTGAAGCGTCTGGCGTGAATTGGCGTCGGTCTCCGGCATACGGAAGGACCTCCTGAGGATAGGGGTTATAGGGTAGTGGCAGGAGCCTCAGAGGTGGCCGGATAAGAGGACCGTTCAGCAACGTAGTTAGCGATGGATTTAGGTTATCGCGCTGACCGGAGTATGAGTTGTTTTTACCTTTGGCCACGTCTGTCTCCTGTCACCTAACACAGTGCACATCAAGGAGTGCACTGTTTTTTGGGTTCATCCCAGGGGGATGAGGGACCTGTGGCCTCGCATAGAGGGCGAGGAACCAGGAAGATTAAGGGGCTTAGCATTGCGGGGGACAATGTCCCCCGCCTGACCTGAGCTTATTTTTGGGGCGCGTCAAGCGGCCGCTCCGCTGGACCGCTTGACGGATTAGAGGGAGCGCCAGGCCGGACCGAAGTAGAAGAAGCCGGCGCCTGCGGCGCCGGCTGCTGAGGTGGCCTGGACTGCAAGGCCAACATATGATCAAGCATAGGGTCCGGTTCGAATTCGTTTTCCCAGGGGGACGACGGTTCGAGGTCTTCACCTACGTCAAAGTCGTTAGCTTCTTCTTCAGTTTCGGCCCCCATTTGGCGGGCCTCCAGCGATGCTTGGCGAATAGCCTGACGCATCATATCCCCGATGGACGGCTGTTTTTTGAACCCGACAGCCGGTTGCATCGGGGTTGGGTTGGGTTTCTCGTGGCCGTATTCGTCCAGGTAGAGGTCCTGGACAGACCGCTCACGAAGCATTTTTTCCTGCATAGGTAATCTCCGGTGTTAATGCAGCTAGGGGCAGCGATCAGTAGATGAAGGACCTCCCAACTGCTGCAACCATCCGACGAGCCTGAATAGAGTGTTTAGCGTTAATATAAAGACCGTCAGTGTCCGTTGAAGCGAATATCCGTTTCGTCGGTACCGAGCTAACAAACGAAGCGTTGAGCGCAGGAGTGGAACCAAAGATGCGGGACATATGCCAATGGTCCAGCGTAGTATCCCGGAATTCACCCGAAATAAGGCTTTCGGAACGTCTGTACTCGTCATAGCGATCCTGGAAACCAAACGTATCATTCGGGCTAGCGTGAGCTGCATACACCTCTTTATTGAGGATTTCCTGCTGGCCAATATGCTGCAATTCCTGCTGCCAGTAGTCTTCTTTTACTCGGCGGTTCCAGTGACGGAAGAGCCCTTGCCCGTAGATTGTCTTCGGTCGGACGGTGAGGACGCTGATGATATACCCATGCTCTTCGAAGAACTTGCGGTAGCGATTAGATCGCATTCCAGCAATACCGTGCCCGTACATGGATGCGACAGGACCATCAGTACCTTCGGCCGTCTGGAGGACTTCGGAAAATTGAATGACCTCACGACCTCCGCCGAGATATTCAGGGCGCTGAAGACGTGCATCAGAGGATCTGACTCCAAGATAGCGTAAATACTCAGTGTACCTTGAACCGTATCTTGCACGAGCTTCTGCATAGCGCTGTAACGCCATAGCCTCACGGAGTGCATTGATAGTAATAGCAGACGCATTACTTAAATCAGCACGCAGGTAAGGGTATGTGACGCCTCCTAATGTTTGAGCTTCGAGACCATATCGCATCTCGCCCGTAGCAGTAGCGGTATCTGATGGATCGTTGAACTGCTGCCAGTGTGCTGCCAAAGCGCGTTGAACGCCGTTGCTGTCAAAGATTGTAGTGGCACCACTTGGAGTAGCTTTGTTATCCGTACCAGTCTTTGGTCCGAAGCCGAGAACAGGAGCCTCACTCCCCAGAGGGATTGTGATAGCGGGACCCTTTTGTTCCCAAGGCCGCGCCGACGTAAAGTAATCCTTCTCCCAGTCAGCGTTTTGCAAAGAAGTATTAGTAGTAGTGTCCGGACCCGAAGTGTCATCGATCACCAGAGGTGTTTGAAGGTCTTGGTCGCGATAGAATTCGTTCCAGATCATAGCATACGCCCGGAACGGTAGAGCGGAGACTTCTAAATTATTGACCCCAGTAGGGACCCCCAAATAGTCAGCAAGAGAACCAATAGCAGCCCCGGAACCCCCACTGATCGTAATAGTAGGAAAGATAGAGTCATCCATACCATCAGGACCGCCAGTAATAAAGTCTTGGAAGTCTTCCCATACCAGTCGATGAGGGACGAACCAGTGATGAATAGCGACGCGTACAGGATGCATGACGGGAGCGAGCAGAGGAGCACAGCGGATAAGAGCTGACGTAGCTTGTTGTACAGTATCACCCGGCAGCACCTCCGTTAAACCGATTGGTACGAGTTCACCCATGTCACAAGTGAGTAGCTTAGTGTAGGATAGATTGAATTTATTACGTTTCATATACTTCCCCGTTTTTTGGAGCGGTTTGCTTTAGCTTCGAGCTGTATGTAACGGCCTTCGTTTACCGATAGTATAAGCGCTTTATAAGTTTCCGAATAAGTCCCCTTGGGCGCAGTCTTCCGCGCAATCTCTTGCAGCGGGCGCAGTTTCTCCTGTGAAGCTTGGATTGTCGATAGCGGTGCATCGGGTGGCCTTCCGATATGCTTGCGTAACTCGCGGGTTAAGTACCTCCCTAATGGTTTTGCAGACCGGCCGTGGG